AATCGAGAATTTCTATGATGCAACTGTATTATCAGCAATCTCAAACACCGATTACGAAGGTGAAATTCGTAATATGGGAGATACGGTCAATATCCGTACAACTCCTGAAATAACAATTCAAACATATGTTAAGGGTCAAACTCTTTCAGTAGAGAATCCTGACAAGGCTAAACTACAACTCGTCATCGACAAAGGTGAATACTTCGCTTGTGTTGAAGATGATGTAGATGAAGTTCAATCAGATATTGCTATGATGGATCAATGGTCTAAAGACGCTTCAGAGCGTATGAAGATTAAAATTGATGAAAGAGTATTAACTGATTTGTTAACTGACGTATCTGCAAATAACAAAGGACAAACAGCTGGAGCAATCTCTGGTAACATTGACCTTGGTGTAGCAGGTACTCCAGAGGCACTTACCACTTCAAACGTAATTGGTAAAATTGTCGATATGGGTACAGTTCTTGATGAAGCTAACTGTCCAGAATCAGGTCGTTTTCTTGTAATACCTGCAAAAATGGCTGGCTTAATCAAGCAATCAGATCTTAAAGATGCATCTATTACTGGTGATGGAAGCTCACCATTAAGAAATGGTCGTCTAGGTATGATTGACAGATTTACAGTTTATGTAAGTCACAATCTATATAAGAACGGAAGTGAGTTCAGCGTAATTGGTGGACACACAATGGGGTTCACATTTGCGTCACAAATGACAAACATGGAGACAATCCGTTCAGAAACAACTTTCGGTAACATCATTCGTGGCCTTCAAGTTTACGGTTATAAAGTCGTTAAACCAGAAGCTCTTGCTACAATGATTGTAACTGTATAACCATAGGAGATAATTAGATGGCTACTTATAACGATGGTAAAGGTTACAAACTTGGTACTGGTGCAGCACACTCTGCTAAAGGTATCAACAAAGTTTCAACCATTAGCGTGGACTTAAACTTCGCTACTATCACTACTGAAAGGGCAGCAGCTGGTCTGACTGCACTTGCAGCAGGTGATGTACTTGAAGTAATTAGAGTTCCAGCGAATACTCTAGTCACTCACGTGGCTTTAAATGTAACAACTGCTGAAGGCGGTACACTAACTATTGATGTTGGTGACGGTACTGATCCAGATGGTTTTCATGATGGTGTAAATGGCAACGCAGTTGCGGCTTATATCAATGATGCCGGAGGTGCAGCAGCACTTGCTCATGGTAAATTCTATACTGCAGCTGACACTATTGATGTGACTACTGTTAACGCAGCAGACGCAGCAGTTATGACTTTAACTGCAGTAATGGTTGATTGCTCAGAGTAAAACGTAACAATGGTCGGGGGGTAACTTTAACCCCCCGATTATCTAAAAGGAGATAAAAATGGCAGGAAGATGGTTAAGAAATACAAAAGATGGTGAGATCTATGGGTGGAACCAAATACTCGCAGATAACCCATTAACTGAAGAAGTCACAGAGGAGCAAGCTTTTCCAGAAAAATTCCTACCTAAAAAACAAAAAGGTAGAAAAACAAAGGTAAATTTAAAAACAGAAGTGATTCCTGAAGAGAAAAAAGCTGTTAATATAGAGTTAGCTGAAGAAGCTACAAAAGGATTAGAATTTTAAAATGATTTTAAATGATGTCATTACTGAAGTTAGAAGACTAATACAGGATGAAAATACTCCTCAACGTTATTCTGACACAGTACTTTTAGGGTTTGCAAACCAAGCTCTTAAACGTATTTCAGTATTGAGGCCAGATTTATTTGCATATATGGGTACAGTTACATGTACTGAAAATGAAGTATTACAATCTGCCCCTAGTGATTCTATAAGACTTATAGAAGTATTTTCTGTTGTAGGTGGTAGCGGAGTAACAGAAACAAACAGAGAAATTTTAGATCAATCATATCCACAATGGATTAATGATACAGCAGGTGCATGTAGAAATTTTATGAGGCATGCTAGAAACCCAAACAAATTTTTTATATACCCAAAAGCTCCAGCTTCTCAGGTATTAAAAGTAGAGTACTCTCAATCTCCTCCTACTTATGATGGGACAACTACAGTAGCTTTACTACCAGATGCTTTTCTACCAGCTGTTGTAGATGGGACAGTATATTTAGCTGAGTCTATTGATAACGAGCATGTCAATTCAGGTAGAGCAGAATTATTTTTGAAATCATTTACACAAGCATTAGGAGTTTCTGCTTCTAATAGAATATTTACAGATACAGAAACTGCAGGTTTACAGCCAGTAAACAAACAAAAGATTGAGGAGGACCTCACATAATGGCAGGAACAAGAAATTTTTCAGATATAGTAAATAGATTACTACCAAGTGTTCCAGGATGTCCGACACCTGTTGTAGAGAATTATGTTCGAGATGCTGCGATAGAAGCATGTGAACGTACTCTAGCGTGGCGGTATGAACAACCAAGAATACGTTTGACTGTGGGAGCTCACGATTATGCATATGAATCTCCATCAGATGCTGAAGTACATGCATTTATTACAGCTACAGTAAATGATGAAATATTAGAGCCAGTAACTTTAGATAAGTTATATGAGTTATACCCTAAATGGCCTAATCAACCTACTGATAATAGGGCAAAACCTAGATATATAGCTCAGTTAGACCCCGATCATTTCTCAGTAGCACCAGTACCAGATAGTGCTGAGACTTATGATATAAGAATGATTGTATGTTTAAAACCATTGAGATCAGCAACAAGTATGGATAAAACAGTTTTAGATGAATTAGAAAATGTTATCATGCATGGAGCACTACAGCATTTGTTGGTATTACCAGATAATAGCTGGAGTGATAGAGAATTAGCTTCATATCATGCAAAACAGTTTGCATTTAAATTATCGGAGCGTAGAGCTAGGGCTAATCTTGGTGCTGGAAGAGCATCCATGAGAGTTCAAGGACAACCATTTGGGTAGTAGACTATGGCAGATGTAATTAGATTAGTAAAAGGAGATGAGTTACCACTCATACAATTGACATTAAACGATGATGTGGCTAATACTGCACTAGACTTATCAGCGGCTACTACTTCAGTATCAGTAAAGTTTAGAGCTGTAGGTGGGACATCAGTATTATCAACGATTAGCTGTGCAAAAACTAATGATGGTTCTGATGGTAAAGTACAATTTAATTTTACTAGTGGTGAATTAGATGTTGATGAAGGCTCATATGAAGGTGAGATAGTAGTTAACTTCGATGGTAGTTTACACACTGTATATGACCTACTAAAGTTTAGAGTAAGAAGTAACTTCTAATGGCTAACATAAGACTTGTATCCGCTATTGCCGTAACGGCTATATCATTTAGCGTTAGTGTTAATAGCGTTAGTTCTGTAGTTAGTGATGGTAATAAGATATCAGCTACAGTAAATACTTCTAGGCTAGGTATAAAAGCTTTTGAATTAGTACCAACACGTAAGAAATTTGATTCAGTATCTATAACTGACTCTCCAGTTCTTGAAATTAGTCTAATTCCAGGTGATTCTGTTACATCTTCAGATAGTGATCCAGTATTTGATGCCCAGCTAGTTAAGTCTGATTCAGTAACAGTTACTGATACACCAAATAAGATAATAAATTCTTCAGTAGATTTTGACCCAAGTGATGATGATGTTGATCCAGACCCTATAAATGTTACCGATTCTGATGCTAAAACAATAACACCTGCAGGTAAAACAGATTCAGTATCAGCTTCTGATTCACCAGCATTACAGCTAGATATACCACAATCTGACAGCATAACGGCATCTGAATCTAATATAAAAACTATAAATACTGTCCCTACTGATTCAGTATCTGTGTCTGAGTCTGATGCAAAAACTATAAATACTGTCCCTACTGATTCAGTATCTGCATCTGAGTCTGATGCTAAAGAGTTTACGACTAGTAGGTCTGATTCAGTAACTATATCTGAGTCTTCAATTTTACAACCAAGTATAGTTAAGGCTGATAGTGTTATACCATCGGATGCTGTAAATTCTATAACTGTAGATTTAGTATCTACAGACAGTGTTTCTGCGTCTGAGAGCATAAGTACAACACTTACTCTTGGGGTTACAACACCTATGTATCCAGAACTTGTTAACATATCTGATGGTACAGTCGGGTTTATATTTACCAGAGATGAGCCTAATACAGGTATCATTGGTGGCCCTGGTTATGTAGGACAAATCATAGTTAACGATGATAAAATAACAGAAGGCGATTCATCCAACGCTGGACTTGTTGTCACATTCCATTATACTGATGTTGATGATAGTTCGTTGGGTGGACATGTATGTAATGCTACTCCACTTTCAGCTGGAGCTAATACTTAAGGAGACGGATGAATGATTAATGATTTAATTAAAGTAACAGGCGAACTTAAAATTACTGTTACTAATCCAGAAGGAAACGTAAAGCAAGAAGTTGTAGTACCTAATTTAGTTGTTACCACAGGTAAAAACTTAATTGCGTCTAGATTAAAAGATACTACAGATGCTGCTATGTCGCACATGGCTATCGGTACAGGTTCAACTGCGGCTGCAGCTGGCGATACTGCATTAGGTAGTGAGGCAGGGCGTGTTGCTCTTACTTCTACTACTGTAACTACAAACTCTGTTGCCTACGTAGCATCATTTGGTGCTGGTACAGGTACAGGTGCTATTACGGAAGCTGGATTATTAAATGCAAGTTCAGGTGGTACTCTATTGTGTAGAACTGTATTTTCTGTGATAAACAAAGGTGCGGCTGATACATTAGGGATTACATGGACTGTGACTGTAAGCTAAAACAAAGGGGCTTTAAATGACAATAAAGTTTACTAATAATGCTATATCTACATTAGCGTCTGGCATTACAAATTCTGCTACTAGTATAACTGTAGCATCTGGTGATGGATCAAAATTTCCATCTCTAACAGGCAGTGAATATTTTAGAGCAACTCTTATAGATGCATCAAATAATTTAGAAATTGTAAAAGTTACGGCTAGATCCAGTGATGTATTAACTGTTACTCGTGCACAAGAAAGTACGACAGCTAGAGCTTTTTCTACTGGTGACAGAATAGAACTTAGGATTACTGCACAATCTCTACTCGATGCTGCTACTACCCTTACATCATTAGTGGCTGATTTAGATTTAAACTCAAACAATATAACAGGTACAGGAGCTATATCTTGTAGCGGTGATTTGACTATTGATACGTCTACATTAAAAGTAGATTCAACAAACAATAGAGTAGGTATAGGAACTACAAGTCCGAATAAAGATTTAGATATTGTTAATTCAGGAAATGCATGTGTAAGAATAATTGGTGGAAATACTAATTGCTCACAAATACAATTTGGTGATACTGATGCTGCTGATATAGGCGATATTTGTTATGACCATTCTATTAATGGTTTTAAAATTTATACCAATAGTAGTGAAAGATTCAGACTAGAGGCGGATGGTGATTTTCATGCTGATGGAGATGTAATTGCTTTCTCAACTACAGTATCAGATGTTGCATTAAAGACTGATATCGAAATGATACCTAATGCACTAGATAAGATAGATGAAGTTAGAGGTGTTACATTTACAAGACACAATGGACAAAAGTCTGCTGGTATTATTGCACAAGAATTAGAGAAAGTTTTACCTGAAGCTGTTAGAGAAAAGAAACTAGCACTACATGATGGCAAAGAATATAAAACTGTAGAGTACGATGCTATACATGGTTTATTAATTAACTGTATTAAGGAACTCAAAGAGGAAATTAAGGAGTTAAAAAATGCCGTTACCAAGTAGTGGTGAAATAAAACTCAGTCAGATAAGAGATGAGTTTGGTTTGACATCAGGTCAAGTTGCTATGTCATCTTTATATGGTAAAGGTAATGCAGCTGCAAGTGGCCAGATACGAATGGGTGCAGATTTTCATGGAACAGCAGGAAATTTGATAGCAGGTAGTATTACTAGAGGTGGTGTAGTAGATAAAACTGATAGATATATTGTCGGAAGACACGAAAACACTCCTAATGCAAATGCAAATATAGGAAGTATAACTCATTCGACTACGGAACAATTTGATAGGTTTTACTACGATGTTGGGGTAAATAAGACAATTCTAATAAAACCTAATAACGCAACAGCATTTACAAAGTTTGATAAATTTACTATAGGTGGAAGAACTTACACAAGAAGAAGAGGAGGTGCTTCTGGTACGTTCAGTAGTGTAGGTGAATATCATTTAGCTAATAATTACCAAAGCAACTATTCTACATCCGTTACTAACTTAAGTCAGGCATATAGTTCTAGTCCATTTACGAGTTCATCTGCTATGTCGTTTACGGCAGAAGAAGATAGGTCGTTTTTCTGTGATACTAGCTTTACATCAGGAGCACCTTCAACTCAAAGCAGTAGTGATACAAAACTTAATACATCTACTAAGCGAGACTTTCGTGGATTTCAAACATCAACTAATAACGATTTTGCAAATAATACAACATTTGGCACACAATCGAACATAACAATTACTAACCCTGATTTTGCAGCATCGACTACTTCTATAGCAGGATTTTATGTAAGAAAAATTAGAAACTGGAATAATTCTAGTTTTAGTGGAGCACCTACTAGTACGGAGTATCATATTATATGTGTAATATCTAATGCTACTCCTCCAGCACCACACCCAAACACAGCAGGTGGTGGAAGTTATACATCAAACGCAAGTTACTGGATGAAACTCAATGGGTTGAAAAGATTTGAAATTACAGTCGGTGGTACAACACATTACTATCCTTTCGGTCAACACAGGTCTAGTCTTTTAGGGGGTACGATTTCTAATGCAGGGTTTGAAGAACTAAGTAACTCTTATAATTGGGTAATGAAACAATCCAACGGGTCGACAAGAAACGTGGGAACAAGTCCTTGGAATCTTATAGGCAGTGGAAATACTGTAAACATAAAACTTTATTAGGAAAATTTAACATGGCATATAACTTTACATTTGAAAAAATAGATACAATAGATGATTCAATCTTTGATTCTTTATGGAATAATAGTAAAGAAGATTTAAAAGGTGGAACATTTATTTTCCCCGAAGAATGTAATACTGATGAGCTAAAAAAAGAACATATAAAGGAAGCATTTACAAATACAGTTAATGGCAAACATTGGATTTTAATAAAAAATAATAATGTTCCTTGTATGTGGATAGCAGGATTTATAAACCCTGAATTAGAAAGTAATATGTATAACTGGCATCTTGCATTAGTCGGTAAAATTAACAATAGTAAATTGTGGACAAGAAGTGCTGAATGGCATGAGGGGCTAAGAACTTATCTACAAGCTATACCTGTAGTCGGATATACACTACCTGTAATTAAAGACCAAGCTATAGATACTTATTTTACACAAGCAGAATCAGATGGAGTTACATTAGGAACACACACAAGAGTAGAAGACTATGATGAAGATAGACGAGTTTTTCTAAAGTGGGTGTATTAGTGTGC